CATTTAAGATTAAGTTATTATATTTATAAAAATCTCACCCTCCAAATTCATGTCCAGCGACTCTTTTCATTTGTTTTTCGCTTAGTTGACCAGGTGTACCCTTTTTGTAGGTTTCAGCTGCTTTATCTGTACCATCTTCCAGTGCTTCTTCAAGCGAATGGATAAAATACTTATTGCCTTTACTACATACTACATAATTAGATTTACGTTCTTGGATAGTAATTTCAACATTGCCGTTTGCGTATACAGTATCACCTTCATTAAAAATAGCGCCTGAAATATACTGTTCACGTTTCTCAGAAACCGTTGGAAGTTGAATATGCTTCCGAAAGTTCGTCATTTCTTTTAGTCCCATTCTTTTACGAAGGAGATTAAAGAGCGCCATATCATCGCCGTAGTCTCTAGGTATTCCGCTTGAGAATGCTTTAAAATCACCATCAGTTGCAGCTGCTCTCATTTTAGAAGCAGACATTCCAGAAACACCACCGGCATCGGCATCTCTCTTACCTGCTGATTGGAATGTGATAGTGTCGAATTCATAGAATCCATGTTTAGATTTCACGCCATTAAACTTGTTCAATAATGTTTTGAACTCTTTAATGCGATCTGATCCAACAATCATTGTAACATCAGTATAGCCTTGATCATATAGTTTTACCGCGATGTTGAATACAGTTTTTATCTTTTCATCAAGAATGATGTTGCGAGCATATTTAGGAAACATCTTACGCATGATAGATACCTTCTCTTTGTATTGGAGAGGATCAGTATCAGGCTTATTAGATTGCGATGCGAAGATCTTGTAGTCACGGCCGCTTGCAATCTTGATGACAGCTTTGATGAGCTTTTCATGACCGACCGTAGGAGGATTGAATCTACCAAATGTAAAAACTATCTCCTTCTTCTTCGCTTCCGTAAACTGCTTAAATGATTTCATTATTTAGATAGGATTGTGGACATATATCTTATTTATATGTTTTTATTACTATCGCTCCCAACCCTTGATTGTATCGGGCGAGAAGTTGTTAGTTGAAAATTCTAAGCGGTCGACCAGTTTCACTGCACCGTTCTTTGCTGTATCGATTGCAACAAAGCCTTCAGATCCAGTAACCTTAAATCCGTTCTTAGTGCGAATGAAGGTGTCAAGTTGTTTCACCTGATCTAGTTTACTTATAATAAGCAATTTAGCGTCGACAATCGCATTTTGCAATTGGTACATTAGATCAAGGTTTTTCTTGTTTTCTTTCGAGAAGAACTTCATTTCCTCTTCATGCTTTATCGTAACATTCGCTTTACCCTTTTCGCTTGAACGTTTTTCGTATTCCTTCTTAAACTTCAGGTCGAACCAAGCGATAAGATCTTGAACGTGCTTAGTAGTATTTCCGATGCGCTGTCCTTTACGAACAAGAGTGTTATTGAATGTCTCAAGTTTAATTGCGAGGGCTTGATTAGATTCAAGTTCTTTAAGAGTTGAACTCGCGATCTGTTGAAATATCTTGCCAGCTTTAGCAAGTGCTTTAGATACTTGTTCTGTTTCAACCGCGGATAGCGTTGCTTTACCTGAAACATCTCTGAAATTAGCATCTTGATACCAGACAGAAGCTTTCTTTTTGAGGCCTTTCATATCAACCTTAAAGGACGCTGTCATAGATTCAAAGTCTTTTCCTTTATATGTAGTATGCCATACAACACCAAGATTCGCCTTTTGTATTGTTTTAGCCAGCGCTGATTTCGCAGGTACCGCATAAACAATAGTATTAGGCTGAAAGGTGATATACTTCTCACCGTCGATTGATTCAGTTGCTAAATCACTTTTAGTAAACATGATATCACCCTGGATCACGTCCTTAATGCCAAGATCTTTCAATTCATTAAATGCAATCACTAGCTTTTCTGCAAGATCGCCAGATGTGTCAGCTCTTACTTCAGCTTCTGACTTATACACTTTAGGATCTTTATTGAAAATGCCTTTCTTAGCAACAAAGAATTGGCCATCTTCTGGATCGATACCAGCAAAAACTGCAGGAGCTCCATCCCATTTGACTGTTACATCAGTTGAAGAATTGCTATTTCCTGCTAGCATATCTCTTAAAGAGCGGAGAGCGAAGATCGCTTCTCTCGTTCCTTTGACACCGCCATAGATGACTGCATCCTCAAGATGTTGCATGTGAGTATTCTTACCGGCTTTGGAAGCTTCGGATAAATATGTTTTAAATGTTTTCATTACTTTAATAGATCAGTGACTGTTTTACCCTTTTCCCAAAATTTACAAGACCAATATTTTGCTTTCCATTTTGGGCCTGGATCAGTATCATTATTTTTCTTTTATGATTATATATGAGCTAGAATCAGATGTTGAACTACCTGCGTAATTGATGATTTGCGTAATAAACTTATTAGCTTTAATGCCACCTTTCGCAATAAGATTGAGCACATACAATCCACCGAGTTTACCGTGAATCCAAATTCCAGGATTTTTACCAATAGCATTTAGTTTTTCTACTACTTCTTTCTCGGTAATTTTCTTATCAACGGTCTGAAGCAATTTAGTAAACTTGGCAATAGCCTTTTTATCACCACTAGCGATGAGTGATGCTTCCTTTTTCATTGCTGAAGTTTTAGGAAGCTCTGTACGATAAATTCTCTTTGCTGCATCTGTCATAACACCCCAAGATGCACCACCACCACGAGCGCCTTTACCCTTGATTTCGACTTTATGCGTACCAAATGCGCTATTATCGCGGATATCAAGTTGACCAGCTTGGTGCGTAATGTAATTGGCTTTAGTTGTATACCACTCGCCTCGCTTTAATGCTTTAATGTGACCCCCTGTGTACTTATAGTCAGCTGTTTCAGCAGGACGCTCAACATTCTTTTCTACACCCTGTGCACCTTTTGCAACCTTCTTCAATGATACTCCAACTAAACGCTTTTGTAGATAAAGATCTAGAATATCATCGTTCATATCTTCTACAGTTGTAGTTGATATCTCCTTTACTGAGAAGTCTGAGTCAGCAACCCAAATGTCTCCAGGATTCCACTTATCGTCAGGTAGCGGTTTAAAATCGTTGTTCTTGAAAGCTGTATTTTTAGCAGAATATATTGCCTTCATCAAAGAATCGTCGCGATGAAACGTCATTCCCTTTTCAATGATACGATTTTTAATTGCGTATTGTGCAGAGAGATAAGACGAAACTTTCCATCCTTCGTCAATTGCTAAAATCTCTTTAAGCGAAGATTTACCAACACTCACTGACTTAAATGCTTTAGTAAGAACTTTATCGGTGAAACTTTCAATCGGCATAGCAGAACCAATATCAAGCATTGCTGCCATCCATACACACTGTGCAGATTCACCAATTGCAGTACCAGTTGTACCACCACCTGCTCCTGCTCCACCACCAAATTCTGGTGTTTTCAGTAGATCAGATATGGATATTTCAGAGCCACCTTTACCGATCAGTTTAAATACTTTACCGTCTTTTTTGAATTGTTCAATGGCTGCAAGAGCAGTTGAAGTATCAGTGACAAGAAATTCTCCACCCTTTGCGAGGGTAAGAGGTTCTTGCTTACGTATCTTGTTTGCTAAGATCTCGGTGCGAGCAGTACCACTATTTGGACCACCAGTCGCTGGTTTCTTCAATTCACCTGGTACGAGTTTTGTTCCTTCAAGGAGAAACGTCTGAAAGGATTTTAGTGTATTAAGCATATGTTTCGATCATGCGAGTGAGTTCACTTTCAGAGACACTTACGCCAGACTTAATAGTACCAGCCATCATGTTTAAAGCACGGGATAGTTTTCTTAAATTAGCAGATTGCTTAGACTTACCTTTACGTAGCATATCGACAACTGACTTACGTGTCTTTAAGTCCAGATCGAAACTACCATCTAACTTGATCTTACCAACAATGTTTTCCATGAAGTCATAGATCTCAGTTTCAGTAGGGTCAATCTCGATCATAAATGCTCGAGTACGAAGAGCACCATCAGGATCAAGTTTGTCCATCTTCAAGTTCGAGATAAAGATAACCTTACCCGTGAAGTTGAAGTAACGTGGGATCAAATTGGCATCGATCAATTCTTGAGGATCTTCGTATTCGTCAGGTTCAACAACGTTCTTCCCCATCTTATTCCAAACCAACTTGCGAACTTTCTTAGTATCAGTAGCAGCTTTAAAAATGTTACGTGCTTCTTGATCTTTCAGCGCATCATCAGAATCATCGAAAAGAATAATACCGTCTTGATTCTTAAACAAGAGTGAGTAGATACCTGCAGCAGATGCTGTACCAGTGTTCTTAAAGTAACCGTTACCATCAGACAAACCTGCATCTTTTAGTACCTTTTCAACTGTGAATGTCTTACCAATACCACCGCGACCTGCGACGAAGAGTGCGTTCGCTGCACCAGATATTGTCATCTTAATCAGATTCTCTAAGTCAGCCAATTGCTTTTCATAATCCAATCGCTCGCGGCTTGCTTCTAATTCATCAAGCTGTGAACTGTAAGAATATGTTTCTTTAGAAGTTCCTGAACGGACAGTACCACGAGTTGTGCCGATTGCTGCTAGAATTTCGCTCTTTTGAGAAAGAAGCTTTTTAACATCTGCATCACTTCCAGACCAATTATACTTTCTTCCATCCTTTGTGATGATAGCTGGATTTCTAGCTTCGAGCTCATTAAAGATTTTAGTACCAAGATACTTCCAAACCTTATAGACCTTATGCTTTGTAAAACCTGGGCTTGAGATAAGAGAAACTACATTATCATATGCATCTTCTGGATTAACTGCTTCATTCAACTCTTCGCATTCTTCGCCGTCTTCTAGGCTTTCGTTGAGAGGAGCACCCATTGGGTATGTTACAAATTTGCCAGACTTTACCTTTCCAGCTTTGATCATATCAGCAAGCTGTGGAAGAATTTGTACTAATGATACATCTGTTTCAAAGGAGATATGATGGTTTGGTCCTGCTGATGAACCATTCCATAGATCGATCGAAGATAGATTATTAGTGTTAGCTGATCCGACAGACTTCCAATTGAATCTCCACGATTCAATCTTTTTGCCTGGAGCATAGAATCTTACTCCATACCCAGCGCCATTTGAGTTTTTGAACTTCTCTAATCCTTGAGTTACAAAAATCTTGCTGTTACCAGTCGCTTTGCGAAGGTACTTAAGCATTATAACAGAGGCTTTTTCGAGAGATCCTGTAGAGAGCTCTTCAGTAATGTATTCTTTAAATTCTAGCATTGTTCCCATGGTGTGTTAAGTTAAATGTTGCTACTTAGATCTATTTATAACAAAAGAGATTTTAATATTCTGCCCATTTGCAGTTTTTCCAGCGGCTCTGTTCATACCATCGTATGAATAAACCTTTTTCCCTTCCATGAGCTTCAATCTCCCATGGAAGGTCGTAATAGTCTACAGCGTTACATTTGACAATAGATCCTTGCCATTTACATATATTGATATCGGTAGAAAGATCTTGCAGTTCGCTCCTCGCGAATTGTTTCACGTGTACTATCTCGTGTGCAACAGTTTCCAACATTGTCTGTAAACTCTGAGATGAATCTATTCTTATTGTAAACTCTCTTGGTCGTGTGCGACTATCTTCCCATATACAGTCTCCAGCAACGTTATCCTTTTGACTCAGTCGAGGAATGAGGTTGATGTCGATGCATAGTCTATCTCGCAGCCGTGGCATTAACTTCATAGCTGCGAAGCGAGCGAGATCCTCTGCCATCTCACGCTTCTTTCTACTAGATCCGACTACGATGATATTCATTATATCTTAAACGCGCTGAAGTCTTTATTCGGTGTCGATGGCGCAGATGTTATTTCATCGCTTGACAATGTCTGAGCAGAAGCTTCAACATCATACAATCTCATCTTCGATCGATCGATACCTACACAGAACCTTTTGTGCTGAGAGATATCATTATATCGATTCTTCAATTGCTTTATCATTATTTGATTTGCTGCTTCAAGTTGTTCAGTTGATATAAGAGCAATCATAAGATCACACGTTGCTGGCAAACCAAAACTCTCAGATGTATCAGTGATCTCAACATCAGTATTACCAAATCCAGTACGAGTTGATTGTGTCGCAGACCAAATAGGAACATTGAACTCAACTGCCAAACCTCTAATCTCTTCAGCAATTGCCTTGATATAAGAGTAAGTATTGATAGAACCTCCGAGACCTTTCATACGTGAGCTTGCACAGATGTTAAGATAATCGATATAGATGACATCAGGAGTAAACTTCTTCTTCATCTTCAGTTCATTTAAGAGCGCACGAAAATGACCTACGTGGGCAGATGCAGTTGGATACTCTTTAATGATTAACTTACCTTGTGTCTTATCGTTGATATGTTTTACCTTATTAACGAATGCCGACTTATTGAGATCTTTGAGCGTTGCGATATCAACATCAAATAGGTTTGCATCGATACGTTCAGCAATCTTCTCTTCTGCCATTTCCATCGTGATGTACAACACATTCCTACCTTGTGATAGGGCATCAGATGCAAAGTGACACATCGCCAAAGATTTTCCAACACCTGTACCAGCAAGTACAATATTCAATGACTTACGTGGAACACCACCTGCTGTGATAGTGTTTAGCATCTCTAAATCGAATGGAGTCTTATCTTCTTTAAGATGATAAAAGTCATATCGAGATTCAGCATTATCTAAGTAGTCGTGGCCAACATTTGTATCGAAGTTGACTGATAGCGCTTTAGTTAAGATATCAGGAATTGCTCCTTCTGCCTTCTCAGATTTGCCATCAATAATAGAAATTGCTTCCATTAGTCCGAGATAGACAGATCGGTCTTTGCACCATGTTTCAGTCGATTCTAACAACCATTCAACATCAACCTCGTTCTCGTTACGCAGCTCTTTAATTAGTGAGAGTGTGTCATTCGCGATCGGGCGATTAACATACTCAGAGCTTTGGAACTCAACTTCAAGTACAGCTGGGGTTGGAAGCTTATTATACTTAGTTATGAATCTTAAGAATAAGTCATATACTGCTTGATGTTGTTCTTCGAAGTATTCGCCTTTAATATGTGGAATAACTTTTCTGCAAAAGCCTTCATCATTAGTCAGTGTCTTGAGTATTATCGTCTGTAGATTTTGTGGCATTTCCGATTTGTGCGTCCTGATTATTTAAGATTTCTGTTAAGATATTTCCAATGTAGTTTCTAAACTCATCGCTCGTTTCTAGCTCTTCAGTAGTATATGGATCTACCGCTCTTTCGATTATGAAGTCAAACTTTAGACGTGCTAAGTCATTTTCAACATCTTCTTCGATAGTAACTTTACCATACGTATAGATTATATTCGCATAAAGACCTTCTAAGATCTTAATAGAATAGAGATCTGAGTCTACCTTTTCAACAAAAGTATATGCACTACTCATCTTCAATTGATGGTTCAGTTTCAAGACGAAGCTCGTCGAGCATAAAAACATGAGCAACCTTATATCGTTTCTCGATGCGCTTCTCAAAGTCTGTCTTATCGAATACTGTTGTCCAGAATTCTTCAGTCATTGTTTGTGCAGCACGAAGGTTTCCACTCAGCTCTTCCTTTGTCTCAGGATTCATTGCCATATACCAACCATTCTTAGGTTTGACAACGTGGCCAGTTTCAAGAGCAAGATCTAATAGACCTGACCACTTCTCAATACCTCCGTCCCAACTTACACTAATTGGGATCTTAGACTTCTCCTTCACAAAGCGAGACTTCTCGATGTTAATGATGAAGTGATAACCTGAGACTTCAGTACCAGTCTTTTCTTGACGACGACCAATAATCCACACATCATTCGCTGAGTACATAACACCTGTGCCACCAGAAACTACTGCCTTTGGAAACATAGTCTGTTCCATGTACGTATGGTTGACAGCAATAAGAGGAATATCTTTGAGTGTCAAGAACGGTGTAATCATGCGGAATAGACCTTTAAGAGCCTTAGCTCGAGTCATATCAGCAACTGACTTCATATTCTCGGCATCTTCGATTTCTTTCTTCGAGGCAATATTGCCAATAGAATCAATCACTACAATCACTTTGTCCTTACGATCAATTTCAGTAAACTGATGAACAAGATCGAATTTGAGTTCTTCAATATTGGTAACAGGTGTGTGTAGTACACGAGATGTGTCAATACCAAAACTCTCAAAGTACGATT